TGCAGGCAATCGCATTATTGACATTAGCGACTTAAACCACACGCTAACGGAAAGCGAACAAAGTGCTACATGGTATGCGCCAGTTGGTGTGGGTTATGTATATCCGTTAATTGACTACGGGCGAAATACTACGCTTGTTGACAATAGTGGAGTGCGTACTTACCCAGCTATTGACCTTCGGCCTGCTTTGTATGTTCAAGAGTTATGGGATAGGATTTTTGCCTATGCTGATGCAACCTATGAGGGTTCATTCTTTACAGATGGCACGTTTGAGCGTTTGTGTTTGCCGTGGGTTAGTGGCTTTGAAATATCTAGCGAAGATTTGCTATTGCGTGAGGTGCAAGCAATTCGCACTACCGACAGAATAATGTACGTGCCACCTGATGTTGTAGGTGGTAGGCTATACGATATGCAGCAAGTTACATTGGATGAAAGCGGCCAATACTACCTACCTACAAGTCAAATAAACATTGCCAACAATAGCACCTACCAAATAAGCGGTTTTATGAATTTCTCCGCTGAGCAGTTGGTGTCTAATCCATCAACTACAAGCAGTACAAACTTTGATGTGTTTCTTTATGTCAACGGGGTTTTAGTTAGTACGGTAGTTTGCGTTATTGGGCTTTCAGCTACGGTAGGTCTACCAATCGGAACAACTACAATTAGCGGTTCTGCATTTACATTTCCCGATGTATTACTTGACCAATACGATGTAGTTGAAATACGCTACGGAGTGCCATTAGGGAACACCGTGCAAGTAGGTTATGAGGTCTATTTGTTGTCAGGTTCATCGCTATCTATGACAGCGGTCAATACTGAATTGGCTTATGGTGACTTAGTGCGTATGAATTTCGGGATGCCCGAAACGACTATAAAAGACTTCTTTTTGAGCATTCTAAAAATGTTCAATCTGTACATGACACCGAGTAAAACAGTTGATAGGCATTACATATTCCAAACGCGAAACGCCTACTACGCAAGCGGTGTGCTAAGGGATTGGACGTATAAGCTAGCACGCGATAAGCAGCTAAGCGTTACGCCAATGGGCTTGCTTTCGGGTCGGGAATACGTCTATACCTATTCAGAAGATGGCGACTATTACAACGAACGATTCCAAAGCAACTACGGCAAGGCATACGGGCATAGGACACTAAACATTGACAACGATTTTGTGCCTGAAAAAAAGGAAACAAGCGTAGTCTTTAGCGGTACTCCGTTGGTTAACGATGGCGCAAGTAGCCGTATTATTCCAAAGATATACGATGCAGATATAAGCGAGGGAGCAAAACAAACGGATGCAAACATTCGCATTCTGTATTATGGTGGGATGTTGGACAGTAGCCCTAGTTGGAATCACCAAATTACAACAGGCACAGTAATCACATACGACCAATATCCGTACGCTGGGCATTGGGACAATCCAATAACCCCAACGCTAGACATAAATTTCGGTATGTCTAAAGAGTATTACTATCAGGGTAACGGGTCAACTGGGCCAGTTCAATATACCAACAACAACCTATTCAAGAAATATCACGAAGCGCAGTTCTTAGAATTAGCAAGCAAGGATAGCAAGCTAATCACAGCGATGTTCTACTTGACTGAATTGGATATTCAGCAGTTGGACTTTCGCGATACCATATTAATTGACCAAACCTACTACCGATTAAACAAGGTAATTGATTACAACCCGTTCAAAACAGGGCTTACCAAAGTAGAACTATTCAAAGCTGGCGACATTGTAATAGATGAAAAGAAAAGCGCGGCAATGGGTAGTGGTAAGTCTTTAGGTAGTGGCAGGCTACTAGAACTTGCGCCACTTAACCCATCTAAAAGGCTACTTAACGGCAACCAATTTGAGCCGTTCCAAGGTAAGGTAGTCGGTCGCGAAAACGTGGTAAGTCCAAACGCGGTCGGGTTCTTTGTGCAAGGTGATAATAACAGGGTAGGCGCAAGTAAAAACGTAACTCTAATCGGGTCAAATAACGTGGTAGCAGATGGCGTGGAGAACGTGACCGCTATCGGAGTGAGCAACCTTAACATTACCCAAAGCAATACTACTATTAACGGAGATGGTGGGGTGCAAGTGGCAACGCTCGAATTGACAAGCGCACAAATACTGGCACTAAATACAACGCCTGTTTCCTTTGGAATAACAGTTCCAACGGGGTACTATTTGCGAGTGTTGGGGTGTGATGGGTATTTAGACTATAATACAATTACCTACGCAAGTAATGGAAATTTGCTAATAAGAACAGTTGGAACTACTGACCCACAAGCTGGCTGGACTGCCGTTCAATTCCTATTTGCCACAACAGACCGATATTCTACAAGCACACTAACATCGGGAACAGGAGTAACGTCAAACCAACTAATAAACGGTGCAGATGTCGAAGCGTTTATTTCGGTAGGTAATCCATTATTAGGCAACAGCACCGTCAAATTATACCTCACTTACATACTCGTTCAAATCTAAGCTATGGCCGAAACTAAAAAAGTAATTGTTGACATAATTGTCAATACATCGGATGCTACTGAAGGGTTTGACACAGTACAAAAAGAACTTGATGACACGACAAAGCGCGTTAAGACCTTAAAAACCGAAACTGATAAGACTAGCAAGTCTATGAGCCAAGGCTTTACAGCAGGCGCAGACGCAGCGGCTTTAATACCGGGACCAATAGGACAAGCCGCAACGGCAGTAGGTGGGTTAAAAACTGCTTTTGATGCAGTAAAGGCTTCACTTGTTGGCGTTCGCATTGCATTGGTTGCAACGGGAATAGGTGCGTTTGTGGTTTTAGTCGGCACATTGGTAGCTTATTTTGCCAATACCGAAAAGGGAGCGCAGTCTTTACGTGTGGCAATGGCTGGGCTTGGTGCTGTTGTAAGCAATTTAGTAGATGGATGGCTTGGGTTTGTTAAGGCAGTAGGTTCTTTTTTAACGCTAGACTTTAAAGGTGGCATTGATAATATCAAACAATCCTTTAATTCGTTTACAGTTGGATTGGTCAACAATACAGCGGCAGCCGTAAATAATGCAAAGGCATTAAATGCTGTTGAAGTTGCCGAAGGTGATTTAGTTGTTGCCCGTGCAAAGGCAAATATGGAAATCACAAAGGCGCGACTAATTGCTGACGACCTAACCAAGTCTACTGAAGAACGAATTGAAGCCGTAAAAAGGGCGGCTGTAATTGAACGCGAAGTTGCAGCGGAGGAATTAAGGATAGCGCAAATAAAAGCCAAAGCACTAAAGGAAGGAGTAGATAATAAGGTAGATGCTGATGAAGAAGAAAGGGACATTGCCGACCAAGCAGCTGCACGTGTTTTTGAATTACAAAATGAAACTCTTAGGAGAGAAAAGCGTCTAGGTTCTGAAATTCAAAGCCTAAAAAATGAGCAAGCCACAAAAGATAAAGAAGCAGATGCTGCAAGGTTAGCGGCAATAAAAGAAAAGAACGAAGCGGAGGTAGCACTAGCCAAAAAACTAGCAGAAGAAAAAGAAGCAGCATTAAAGGCTAGCTATGAAAATGAATTAAGATTAGCGCAAGAAGCCGCAGATGGTAAGATACTTACTGATGAATATTTAGCCGAAAGAAGGGCGGTAACGCAAGAGGAAATACTTGCACTAGAAATAGAGCGTGCATTAGCGGCAGAAAACGAGAAGTTTAACGCGGTAATGGAGGCGTTATTTGCTCAAGATGCAACCAAAGCTGAATATGAGGAAGCGCAAATGCTTTTCGAGCAAGAGCAAATGGTTATCAGAAATGATTTGACTGCTGCGTTTAATGAAAAGAAGCTAGCTGAAGCAACTAAAAACGCAGACGATATAGCGGCAGCAGAAAAGGCAGCGGCAGAAAAGTCATTAGCAGCAACACAAAAGATTAACGCGGCAAGGATAAGCGCGGCAACTAACGTAGCTGGCGCGTTGGGGGCAATAGGTCGCTTAATGCAACAACAAGGGCAAGAAAACACCGCAGCGGCTAAAGCGTTGGCAGTTGCTGAAATTGCTATCAGTACAGCGGTAGCGATTGCAGGAGCGATTAAAACAGCAACTCAAGGAAGCGCAACACCTTGGGATATGATAGCAGGTATCGCAGCAGGCATTGCAGCCGTAGTTGCTGGCATAGCTTCCGCAACTGCTATACTTGACACGGCAGACGTTCCGGGTCCATCTGCAGCTGGCATAGCTTCTGGGGCTAGTGCAGGCGCAACAGCACCACCATCATTCTCACCAGTCACAACCAACACGACCCAATTAGGCAACACGCAGCAAGCTGAACTAGCACCCGTTCAAGCCTATGTAGTTGAAACGCAAATCACAGGGTCACAAGCAAACATTAACCAAATAGAATCACAGTCCACTTTCGGAGGTGGGTAATAACTAAGGCAATGGAAAACAAAATAATTGAAATGACTATTGACGAGTTGGACGATGAAACAAGGGTGGAAAAAATATCCTTTGTGGACGATCCTGCAATCAAACGCGAATGGTTAGCTTTTCAGAAACACGGGCAAGCGTTTAAAATCCAAAGCGAAGAAAAGCGCATAGTATCGGGCGCGCTAATGGTTGCCGACTTGCCAATTTTTAGACGGTCAAAAACAGGCGAAGAATACTACGTTGTTTTCAATGCTGAAACCATTAAGAAAATCGTGTTCAAATTCATGCGCGAGGGTCGGCTTTCAATGGTGAACGAGATGCACGAGAAAGACGTGGATGGCGTGTTCATGTTTGAGAGCATACTAATAGATGAAGAACGCGGCATAGGTACTCCAAGCGGTCACGATACGCTACCAAATGGCAGCTGGTTTGGATCGTTCAAAGTAGACAACGATGCGGTTTGGGCTAAGGTTAAGGATGGAACTTTTCGCGGCTTTAGCGTGGAGGGCATCTTTGATGAAGCAATTGAACGCGATATTGATAGCCGTATTATTTCAGCATTGCGCGAAATTTTAGAAGCTAATTGAACACCAACACCATTAAATCTATTTATCCAAAATCAAACCTATGAATTTAGAAAACACAATTAAGGCAAAACTAGGCGACATTAAGAAATTATTGTTCGCTACTGAATTGAAGTTTGAGGATGCCAAACTAATTGATGGCACGCTAGTACGTATTGAGCCAGAAGTAGCCATAGGCGCATTGGTTCAAGTTATCGGAGCAGATGGCGAATTGCTGCCAGCACCCGATGCAGCACACCAACTAGAGGACGGCAGCGTAGTAACTACTGAAGCTGGTTTAATTACTGAAATCATACCAGCACCTGAAGCTGAAATAGTTGTAGAAGAAATGGAGGTTGCTCCAAACGCTCCAACATTGGCAGCACAAAAGCCTGCGTTCAACATGGATGAAATACAGGCAGCAGTTATGGCGAAGATTAACGCTTCGATTGGTGACCGTATCAACAACCTTAAATTCGAGAATGAAGCCATCAAAGCTGACAACGCTAATTTGAGAAAAGCGGTTAACGAAATGGCTGACCTTTTCGAAAAGTTTGCCACAACACCAACAGCAACACCAACCAAAGCCGTTAAAAATTACTTCAAAAAAGAAGATGCAAACGGTCTTGATCGGTGGCTAGAAACACGTAAGAAAAACTAAAAAAATAACATTTAAAAACTTAACAAAATGGCAAGTGCATTTAACGTAAACGGCTTAGTAGCTTACATCGAGGAGAATCGTTTTCCTTTGATGGCTGGTACTATTAACAAAGCCAAAATGATGAATTTGGTAGAAGTAATGCCCGGTGTAAAAGGGCCATCTAAACTACCTATCCTAACGCAATCGGTTTTCTTCCAAGCAGACGGATGTTCTTTTGATGCGACTGGTAATACTACCTTTACTCAAAGAACGCTTACTCCTGGCAAGGTTAAAATCAATGACGAATGGTGTCCTAAAGATTTGGAAACCCGTTTCTTCGTTACCAAAATGAGAGCTGGTTCGCATTCGGAAGAAGTACAACCTGCAGAAGTATGGGCTAAAATTATGGAGGTTTATTTGGCTAAGGTAGCTTTGGAAATTGACAAGAACATTTGGAAGGGTAGCATTTCTGCTCCAACGTCAAATAACGGTTCTTACTGGGATGGCTTTATTACTACAATCGGTTCTGGTTACATCAATGCAAACCTAGGTGGCACTCCACTTGCAACTGCATTCACAGTAACAAACGCACAAGAGATGGCGTTCCGTTTGTACAATTCACTCGCTACTGCTGGCCTTACTTCTAAGACCGACCTAGTTGCTTTCGTAGGATATGACACTTACGCGGTTCTAGTGCAAGCGTTGGTAGTAGGCGGTTCAACTTACGGTGTTCAAATCAACAGCGGAGTTAATGGTGCAACTGACACCGATGCAAGCGAAGGCCTTAGCTTTCCGGGCATTAACTTGAAGTTCATACCTGTAGACGGTTTGACCGGGGTAAATAGTGTGTATGCTGGTTCTGCTTCTAACTTCTACATTGGAGTAGATGCTGAAAGTGACTTTGATTCTTTGGAGGTATGGTACTCTAAGGACGACCGCAAAGTAAGAGTAGCAATGGAGTTCAAAGTGGGTACGCAGGTTGCTTTCCCCGGTGAAATTGCTGCAATCGTTCTTTAATTAACACAGGGGGTCGGGCTACGGTTCGACCCCTACTTAAACACTCAAAAACATGGCTTGCGCATTAACACAAGGATTTACATTAGGGTGTAAAGAAGACATCGGTGGAATAAAATCGGTAAGGTTTGCGGCTTATAACGATTACATTGCTCTTGGAGCGGTTGCCACTACTGGACAAATCGCATCATTTGCCACACCAACAGCCGTCTTCAGAAAGTACGAATTGACCAAAGAGGAAAGTATGTTTTCAGATGATCCAACTGCAGGCAATCGCAACGGGTCACTCCACTACGTGCCATCTCTGACATTCGTACTTCGCAAGTTGGACGTTGCAAAGCGTAACGAAATGCAACTACTTGCAAAAAATAGAGTAGTGGCAATTATTGAAACGAACGAAGCTACTCCATCTTATTGGGTTGCTGGATATGCTAACGGATTGGACTTCGCTACAGGCACAGGCGCGACTGGTACGGCCTTCGCAGACTTGAACGGGTATACAATGTCGTTCAATGGTTTAGAGCCTAATCCAATGCTTGCAGTTCCGACCGCTTTACTTGCATCAATAACCGCCTAATAACGGTTTGACATAGGGATTTAGATAGGCCGTTAATAGCGGCCTTTCTTTTTGAAACACTTTGAGCATTTTACCTATTTAAGCAAAATACACACGATGGCAACTACAATAACAAACGCTACTTTGACCGTAACAATTACGGAAGCGGTTAGCCTTAACAACAAAAGCTACGGCAACTCTAATACGCTTACAATTGCAAGCATAAACGAAGTTGACCAACGCATTCTAACCATACCAACCAGCGAGGTGACCGTGGTTAACTATGGCACAGCAAATGCTGCTGGTACCTTTGTGAGAACAGCGGTTAAATACCTACGTATTACCAACAAAGATGACACCAATTTTGTTAGCATTCACATTACATCAGCAGCGCATAATGTTTGGGTTAAGTTAGAAGCTGGTAAATCGTATGAGTTGCACAACGGACTTGTTGAAACTGGAGCATCTTTTTCTAGTTGGGGAAACATCACAGCGATTAGCGCAATAGCAGACACCGCAGCAGTTGATATTGAGTATTTCATCGCACTTACCTAATGATTAGGATAACAAAAGGGCAAGCGAACACGGTAATAGTGACCACAACTGAAAAGGGGACGGCACTACATTACCTCTTTGCCTTTGAGAACCTTACAAGCATGGTAACACAATACTGCATAGCTGATGACACTAGTGCTTTTCGTGACCGCTATAATGCGTTTACTATTACGGAAACGGCAAACCCCGTAGCTGTGAACGGTCAAGTCAAATTGACTTTAGAGGGCGAATATCGCTACGTGATTTATGGGCAAGCAAGCGCAAGCAACCTTAACCCAGCAGGATTAACAGCATTTGAAAGTGGTATGTGCATAGTAACTGGCACAACTACAGCAACACCAACATACACGGGTAATGATGCCCAAACATTCGCGGTTTACAATGGGTAAAAATAGCTTTTCAGTCTTAAATTTTGCCGCTCACAAAGTACCCGAGTTTAAAGAACAGCAGTCCAAAGATTGGATTTTGTACGGAACTAGCGAAGGATGGGTAAACCAATACCCTGACTACCTATTGCACATTTACGACCGTTCTGCAAAGCACTACGCAATCGTGAACGGCAAAGTTGATTATGTTATTGGGCAAGGTTTGAGCGTTAACGAAAAGGGATTAAACACCGAGCAGATAGCAAGGCTGAATAAATTCATTTCAGAGCCGAACCCAAACCAAACTTTGGAGGACATTATCCAAATGTGTTCTTTGGACTTGGAGATATTCGGAGGTTTTGCACTTGAGATTCTGTACGATAAAAAGGGCGGCTACCAAATGTATCACGCGGAGTTTGCAAAGTACAGGGTAAGCAAAGACCAAAAGACATACTACCATTGCGCAGATTGGAAGAAAGCCAAACCCGAAACAATCGAACCTATCAAAGCGTTTGATTACAACGACAAAAGCGGCAAGCAGTTACTTTATATTAAAGCATACCATCCAAAGGCCGACTACTATCCTTTGCCGCCTTATTTGGGTGCAATCCCTTACATCGAACTAGATAGCGAAATTGCGAACTTCCATCTTAACAGCGTTAAAAACGGCTTTGTTGCTGGCTTTATGTTTAACTTCTTCAATGGACAACCTACGGAGGAGGAACAGGAAACCATCGAAGCCCGAATAGAATCTAAGTTTTGCGGCACGGATAACGCAAACCGCATACTTTTGAATTTTAACGACAGCAAAGAGCAGGCGGTCGAGGTTTTGCCACTAGGTTCTAATGATTTTGATGCACGTTTTGACATACTAAATAAGACCGTACAACAAGAGATATTCAGCGGCCATAGGGTAGTAGATCCTGCGCTGTTTGGAATCAAAGAGGATGGGGTATTTGCCACACGTACGCAGGTTCGCGACAGTTACGAATTGTTTAAAAACACGTACGTAAGGGCTAGGCAGGACTTTATTATGAATGTGTTTAACGAATTGGCTGCATTGCAGGGCTTTGAGAAACGCATTCAGATTATACCAAGCGAACCAATTTCAGAAGGTTACAGCGAAGCTACTAAGGTGGGCGTTATGACTACTAATGAGATTCGCGAAGCGGTAGGGTTGCCATCTTTGGACACCGCTCAAGTTAAGGAAGTTTTAAAATTAAAATCTGAAAGCGATAGCGAAGATTTAGTAGCTGAAGCATTCGCTCAAACAGGCTACTCACTAGACGAGTGGGAAATTGTAAAGCCAATACGCAAGGTTCGCTTTAGAGATGAAAAAGACCAACTAGCTTTTGAGGACAGGGTTATGAAATTTGGAGTTGAAGATGACCCGTTTTTAATGGGCATACTTGAGCAGCTTAAACAGAACCCGTTGGTTACCTACGCAGGCATTGCCGAATTGTTAAGCGTAAGCATTGAAGAAATAGCCTTAGCAGTAAACGAATTAGTTGCACAGGGGCTTTTGACCGTTGGCACGCAATCGGTAGCAGGGGCAACGCAAATAGCTTACGAGGTTAGTACGGATGGCTTGCGCAAATTAACACAGGCCAAACCGCTAGGCGTTAGTTTCAAGATAGCATACCGCTACGTTAAAAGCCAAGAAGCAACAGGCGCAGACGTGCTACCAACTACCCGACCTTTTTGCCGCAAAATGATAGGGCAAAGTGCTAACCGAGTTTGGACAAGTGAGCAAATCCAATCTATAAGCATGGCC